GGCTGTATTAAGGGACAAAAACCGTCGAGGGGTCAACCTCGGTGGGGCCCAGGAGCTTACCTGGGACGGAACCCACCTTGGTATGGCGAAGAAACTACAAGCCCATGGGCTGCAGCTCTCGCACTCGACGCTTGCCGGATTGTCTTACCTCTCTTGCGTGACGCGCGAAGAGGTCAGGTATCAACTTGCCGGCAAGAGGCAACGGACACGAGTCAAGGTAGGAGAGAAAGTTGAAACCGCTCCCGCTAAGCTAGCCAAGAAGTTACGAAATGGCTGGAAACGACTTGGTAGATCCACAGATAAGTGCAAGGCTACACTGGCTCAGAACAAGCCAGGAATTCCCGCTAAGACTCCCGCGTCCGTTAAGGAACGCGTGCGGAGAATGCATCAATGTGAGAAATACCGAAGTCAAGCCAAGGTTGTCATCCGAAATATGCATACCCTAAAGACAGGGTTCGAACTAGCATATGGAAAGATCGGCGACATCCAGGTTCGTAACAATGCGCTTCGAGCATTCGGTTACCTTAACTACCTCAGCTTGTGTGTTCGGGATGGACTGAAGTGGACAAAACAGGTATCTCATGCATGGCGCCATGAGTCCTTCGAAAACGAGCTCACGCAGGACGGGTTCCCCAGCAACTGGAGAGAACCGATCCACATCAATGAGCCCTTCGAAGCTATACCTTCGACAAAGGTTAGTCTGCCTTATCCACTAAACATCCTTCCGACGACGTCGCGGCTTCGACTATTCTCGGCATCATCTCTCAGCAGAGCCATTCCATGGAGAATGGAACATCTGAAGGAGAAAGCCATACAGGAGAAAATCGACCTGTGGTTCAAAGACGCCTATGATGCAGAAGACGACGAGCTCGAACAGCTCGAAGACTTTGCAACAAGGCTAACCACAGACTGCAAACGTCGGAAGCATGTGCGGCTCACGGATGAGTACTTAGCGAACTTCGGGATCTCCAACGAGGACCTAAAGTCAGCACGAGCACCCATCCCAGGAAGAGCCGCATGCACTTCACACACAAGAAAGAAGGGAGGTTGTCAAGCATCACTGCAAGAAGCGCTTGGACTACGCTTAAGTTCAACCGGCTACGGCATAGGGCTAGCACCTGAATCTCTACCGCCACCAGACCTCGCACAACTCTACTCCGCCTGCGAAATGCCTCTGACCATGGGACTGGAACCAAAGTTCCGGCCAGAAGCCATCGAGGAAGTAGGGAAGATACGGGTGGCAACTATCCACGACGCTCTGGCGACACACTACGGACGAGGTGTGTCGGCAGAGACCATTCCACTATTGGCAAGGCACCCCTGGTTCCGCGCTGGGCTGACTGGGTCAAAAATAGAACTCGAACCGCACAAAGGCGATACGGGTCTTCTGACACTGTTCAGTGCAGACTTAACAGCAGCAACGGAACTCCTCACACACGACCGAGCACAGGCCGTAATGCGGGGAGTAGGAGCAGCCCTGGAATGGAGCGAGTCAAGGATAGAGGCGGTAGAGACTCTGCTAGGACCCCAGCGTCTCATCTACCCAGGAAACCCAAAGCATGGACACCTCACAACGAACAGTGTCCTGCTAGGGCTCGGTATCACATGGACTGTGCTGTCAATTGTCAACGCCTTCAACGCGACAAGAGACGGCCTCAACGATCGATCATTTGCCGTCTGTGGAGACGACCTCACTGGGCTCTGGAACAGAGCACACAGAGAGGAATACATCTCCAAGACAGAGGAAATGGACTTACAGATCAATCGATCGAAGAGCTTCACATCACGCAAATTGGGCGTATTCTGTGAAAGACTAGTCCGGAGAGTCTACCCGACATATGTGGAGCGCAGCCTCCGAACCTCGCCAAAGATCCGGATATTCCTGGATGGTTCTACGCATGAGTTCCCACAAGTCAAGGTAAGAAAGACTCTCCTGTGTACCGACGTACACGACGTCCTGGGTATTCGAGAAGCGAGCGCGGCGAAACTCCTGACACGACGAGGACGAACTGGAGCTTATGCAGTACGAGAAAACTTACTGCATAGACTTGAAACAACTTCTGGACCACTGCGCACACTCATCCTCCATACCCTCAAACGTACAAGACCCAAAGGAACATTTAATGGGCCTGTATGGGTAGGAGGAAACGGGGACAGAGTGAGCACAGCAGAAGACGTGCGTCGAGCACGACGAGCATACATTGGCTACCTCGTACGAGGAGCCCCACTCCAAACACAAGAAGGAGTGGTAGATGCTGACTGGTGCGAGAAGCGACGACACATTGTTCAAGAGCTCCAGCCTGCAGCCAAGGGACCAAGGGAATCCGAGGTTTTGAGAGAGGCCCTGATCGCCCATGTTCAATCGGACGCACTAAGGACTCTGAGACCAGCTCCAAAGGAGAAGTCAAAGAGTGCACTTAGACGCCAATCGAACAAACGGGAACAGATCGGGCTCAAGCACCTCAAAGAACCTTCAAGATTCTGGAAAGATTGGTACCCGAGGATACAGGCGTCTGGACTGTCGAGTCGAGGACGGAAGCGGTTGTTCTCTCCTTTCAAGACTCTAATCCAAAGGCCAACACCCAAAGTTGTCGAACGGGTGTTTAGGATACACCGGAGATATGGTCACGACCGAGTCGTGGCACCATTCTCTGCAGCGTGGACCCTTCAGGACATAGGCTTACAACCGACACTATTGCAAAATGGTGTACGGCGACCCTGGGCCTTTCTTCTGCAATCCTCTTACGAGGACACAGGCTCCACGCGTAGGGGCGGCATCTACTAACCGC